GCCCAGGCGGCGCTCCTGGCGCTGGCAATCGCGCCCGCGCGTCGGGCAGCGGATCCGGTGGACAAATCCGCCCACCTGGTGGAGGCGGCGGCAGCATGGGCGGCGATCCCAACGGAGCCGGCGGCCAATACTTTCCGCCGGAAAACACATGGATTGCCTACAACTGCATGGTTGAATTGCGGCAGGATAACCAGATTGCCCGCCACAAGCCGCTTACCGGCTCTGTCCGCCATTCCCTGCCCACGGCGATTTCCACGAGCGACGCCAACAGCGCGGCCAAGGTGACCAAACCGCCGGGATCAAAGTACAGCGCCAGCCAAAAGGACATCCTGCAGGAAACCGCTGCGCCAAACGTGCAGCTGGCGTTGATCGGCGGGGCTGTGCGCGTTGGTTATGACGTTGAGCCGCCACAGCTTTTCACCAACAACAGCAACACGACAATCATTGAATTGTCGAGGCGGGTTAGTTGCGGCGTCATCACGCAAATGGGGGGAATTCCGATCATCGGCTGTCAGTGGGAAATTGTCTACGAAGTTTCCGGACCCGTCGCCGCCATGCCGATTGTGAGCAACCCACAGTTGAACGTCGGGGGCCGCCCCGAACTTCTCACCGCCATCAGCCAATAAGCGCCGAAAGCGTGTAACGGTCACAATCAACACACGACGAACACGTTTTCAACAAGGTGCTGGAGACTGGCCAAATGTCCGAATCTCTTCCCATTCCCATCGGGGATGAAATCGAAGTCCAAACCGCCGGCGGTTCTACGTTCAAGTTGGACCTCACCGATTATGTTTCGCTGTGTCGGGATCTCGAAAAAGAGCACCCCGATGCACCGATAACTGTGCTAAGCGCGATCCGCAAGCACATCCTGGAAAACGTCGGTGTCAGCATCACTCTTGGCGAAGCGGACAACCTGCGCGACAAGCTCGAGCTTGCCTATGCTCGCAAAAAAAAACTGTTGGCGGACGAATGGAGCGCCATGCGCGAGTTGCCGCCTACTACGGTTTCAACCCCTTCGGCCTGACCGCAGACCAACTCTTAGGCCTGGAGTATTGGCAGCCGCGGCTTGAAACCGAAACGATGCTCAGCAAGGCCCGTGCCGGAGAAATTCGCTTAACCCCCAAGGGATGGCACGATCTGACGCTGTACGTCACGGGGAGCCAGGAAGCTGCCCAGGCGGCCCACAACGAAGCCGTATTGGCCGCCCTGGAGAGCAAAGAGCAAGTGGGAGAAACGGTGTGACCAAGACTGCACAGCAAATGTTCGGCGGCGGCATGCTGACGGCCGGTTACCATCCTGGCGTCTATATGCCGGCTCGCAAGATGCTGCGCGACCATGGCAAAATCTTCACCTGGTACGATGTCGAGGACATGCGGGCCGATGCGACGGTGGACCTCGGATTGAAGATCTTGCGGGCGCCGATGGCCGGCGCCAAGCGCGAAGTGAAGTGCAACAACCCGGCCGTGGCTCAATTCGTTGAGGATCAATTCAAGAGAATCTGGCAGCACGATCTGGACAAAATTCTCACGATTCTCGAGTACGGCACCGCGGGCGGCGAAGTCGGCTATCGACAGACGCAAGCGGGCTGGGAGGTGGACCGCCTCGCCGACATGCACATTGCGGACCTTCAGCCTGTCACCCGCAAAAACATCGTCGAATCGGTTGAAGTCCGCAACATCAAGGGCAAGGGCGGCGACAAAGGCGGAGAAGTCGCCCTGCCGTCCCCGCGGTTCTGGTGGGTTGCCAATCAGCCGCGGTTCGGCAGCGTCTGGGGCCGTAGTTATCTGCAAGCCGCCTGGGAGCCGTGGCAAGAAAAGACAGCGCAGAAAGGCGCCAGGGATGCGCGGCGGACGTGGTATTTCAAAAACGCTTACCGGGGCGGCACGATCCGGCATCCCAATGGCATCCTGGACCTGGGCGACGGCATCACGCGGTCCTGCGCGGATTATGCCCGCGAGTTGATGGAGAAGTTCGAGACGGGCGGCATACTGGTGCTGCCGAACGCGGTCGACGAAAAGGGCAATTACACCTGGACTTTCGAGCCGCCGGCCGTCAATGGCGATTTGGGGGACATCCGCGACTACGTCAAGGATTTGAACGAAGAAATCCACAACGGCATGGGCATCCTGTCCGAAGTGGTCAAAGCCAGTGAATCGGGCAGCGGCTGGTCAGGGCGCAGCGTGCCGATGATGGTTTTTCTGGCGTCCCTTGACGCGATAGTGTCGCACATCGTTGAAGCGATCGATCGGCAGATTATCCGCTGGCTTGTGCGCGTGAATTTTGGCGCTGTGGATTACACCGTAACCGCCGTGTCGCTGGTGCCGAAGGATCCGGCGCCCGGCAGTGAGCCTGGCAAGCCGCCGCAACCTGGCGGGCAACCGCAACCGCCGAACCCGCAGCCGACGCCGCAGCCGGCGGCTAATCCGATTCAACTTTCTGCCGCCCATGCTCCCAAGGGCGGGGTAACCATCCAGGGCGTGCAATACACGGGCGGCCAGTTTATCCCCGCTGAGGTGTTAGCCAAGGCAACTCCGGAAGAGCGAGCCAAAATCGCCGGCAACACCGATGGCGATGGCGACGCTGACGCCAAGGCCAGCAAAATCCTTTCGATGGCCAAGGGCGGCTTGTCTCGACTTGGCAAGGCCGGCGCGGCGATCAAAGCCAAAGCGACTGGCACCTACCAAAAGCTGGAAAGTCGCTACGGCCGCGCGACTGCTCTGGCGATCATGGCGGCGGGAATCGCTGGCCTGCCGATTCCCATTCCTGGCACGTCGTTTCTGGCCGCCGCGCCCATCATTGCAATGGCCGAAGTCTATCGATACGCGAAAGGTAGTGCGGCATGAGCGCCACAGTTGAGCAACTGACGCCGGAACAAATCGCCGAACTCGGCAAGCAGTTCGCTGAGAGCTTGTGCGCGGATTGGAAAGAAATCACCACACAACACGGGCTTGACGCGGTCAGTCTCTCTCTCGAAACTGGCGACGCCAACGAGCCCGATCGCGCCGAAACCGAATCGTCCGATCCAGTCGTGGACGCGATCATTGACCGCAGCAGCGCGGCCGGGGTCATCATCGCAGACGAGGTGCGTCGCGCCGTCCAGATAGCCGTAAAAAAAAAGTTCCCTGGCCTGAAGTCCTAAAGCAGGCCCGCGACATCATCGCTCGCCATGAACCTCTTTTGGCTCGCACTCTTTCTGATGCAATGCTGGCGGCGTGGCTGGCCGGCGGTAACCGCATCGCGGGCCGCTTGGCTGTGCCGGATCGGCCGCCAGGGCAGCCGCCCATTCCGCCTTTCACCATGCCCGCGCCCGACGACAGCGACGGCGGGCCGGTCGTTTCATACCCGCAAGTCGATATTGCAGCACAGAGCCTGGCAGAGCGGCAGGTGCTGACGCGCGGGGCGTTTGACGCCTTGTCCGAAGAAGCCAAGCTGACGGCGTTCACTGTGGCCCGGGTATGCTCACTGGACGCACTCCAGCAGCTGCAAGAGGCGTTGTCAACGGACATCGCCCAGGGCGGCACGCTGGCGGACTTTCAGGCCCGGGTAGCCGACGTCCTGGGGGAATCGGCCCTGTCACCTGCCCACATCGAAAACGTCTACCGCACTAACGTGGCATCGGCCTACGCGGACGGGCAACGCGAGGTGCTCAATCACCCCCTCGTGGCGGATGAATTCCCCTACGTCGAATACACGGCGGTCCACGACTCACGCACGGATCCTGACCATTTGGCGATGGAGCATCACGGCATCGGCGGCGGACCGATCTATCGCCGTGACGATCCGGTGATTCAATTGTTCTGGCCGCCATGGCGTTATAACTGCCGCTGCGCAGTCATTGCCTTGACGCTGGAAGATGCTGCGGCGGCGGGCGTCCACGAGGCGCAGGAATGGTTGCGGATGGGACAAGAGCCGGCCAGTCCAGCGTTCGTCAAAATGCCGGACTTTCAGCCGCCGGCGGGCTTCGGGAATCGTGGCCGGCCGCTGCCGGTTCGGATGTCTTGGGCGCTGTCAGCCGCCCGCGCTCCAAAAGGCGGCGTCACGATTAGCGGGAAGCGGTACGAGGGCGGCGAATTTGTCCCCGCTGAAGTCGTTGCCAACGCTTCGCCGGAAGAGAAAAAGCAGTTCAATCCCCAGGACGTTGCGAACGCTCATGCCACGGCTCACTACAAAGAATGGCTCGATAAAATCAGCGATCAGGATTTTGAAACACTGGTCAACTATGGTGCGATGGGATTCACCGTCAACAACGATTTGCGGGCCGCGCAGGGCGATCTTTCCAAAGTCAAAAGTGCCCGCGGCATGATCGGCAAGATTGACCGATTAATGGGTGATTCGCCGGGGTTGGCAACGCCAGCAAAGTTGTATCGTGGTATCTCCCAAAAAGCGGTTGAGTCGCTGACTGAGGGAGCCGAGTTTACAGAATTCGGCTACGGCTCCGCGTCGTTTGGCGAGGAGTACGCATCCACTCACGGTGATGCCATGCTGATAATCGACGCGCCGAAAGGCCAAAAGGGAATAGCGATGAACCACCAGAGCCTGAGCCTGGGCGGCCTGGAAGAACAGGAATTTGTTTTTCCGCGCAACACAAAATTCAAAGTGACGGAAGTCGGCACATTGAACGGCAAACGATGCGTTCGCATGGCCCCCGTGTAGCCGCCAAACTACGCTCATGACCATCCAGGCGACACTTTCCGGCCAGCCGGTATTGAATCCTGCCACCGAAGGAGCCGGCATCGCCGCCCGCGGCGTTACCGTGCCGGCCGATTTCGCCAAGGCCAACTGCCTGATAAATCCTCTGGGGCGGGAGTGGGCCCGGGGCTGGTTGCTGCTGCGCCGCGAAGCCCTCAACGCTCTCAATCTCAACGGCCTGCACACACTCGTCATTAACGACGGCCAGGGCAATCAGCTTTCCATCGGGAACCTCGTCATCACCAGGGAGCCGATTTGCCTGACGCCCGGAAACGTGCTTGGTGACCGCCTCGGGGCGTTCCTCGTGGAAGTGGCAGACGCTCGTTGGCGCGTCTCCAATCCCTTCTACTGCGTGCCGGCGCAAAAGCAGTACAACGTGCGGGCGCCGGCGTTCGCAGCTGCCACCGACGCGACCGTTTACTACTCCAGCTCGCTCACCGGCGGCGTGGCGTGGACCTGGCTTGGCGTGGTGCAAGATCTCTGGGGCTTGATGACGACGCAGCTTGGCTCCGCGCCGTCGTCTCTGCCGTTTGTGCCCAGCGGCACGCCTGAAGGTTGGATCTTCACCAATACATCGGCATGGGAGGCCTTGTGCGATGTGCTCGATGCTACGGGCAACGTCGTGACGTGGAATCCGGTTGCCGGCACCTACACCCTCGCCCAAAAGACGCAAGCCAACACCACGGCGGATGCGATCCTGGCGCAGGCAGAAGCCAAGGGCCGCAAGATCCACGACGCCGAACCGATTGCCGTTGTCCGCGGCAAGGTGCCGGCGAAAGTGCGGGTTTGCTTTCACCGACAGCAGCTTTGGGCCGGCTCGGAAGAGTCGGCAACCAACACATCGTCACAGTGGGTGAGCACGCCGATTTACACCGTGGACGTGACTGGCCCGGAAACGTCGGTCGAGTCCGGAACGTATGCCGTGCTCTGGGATGACATGCCGGCGCTTTATGACAGCACCGGCGCCATCACCAACGCAGCTGCGTGCTCCACCAGGGCGACGGAGAGGGCCAACGACTTTTACAGCAGCCTGCGCGGCAGCGTTGGCACCAAGCTGCAGAAGCTCTACAGCGGCCTCGTCAACGTGACGCCCGGTAGCTCGATCAAGGGCGTTGCGTGGCGCCAGGATGCGGACGGGGCATGGATTACCGAAGTTATCCGCGTGCCGACAGAGTTGGTGCTCAATCCAAGTGGCAGCTTGGCGGTGGCGTTCGGCGAAGATGATTGCAACACCAAGATTCAGGCACCGCGGCTATCGCCAACGTTCGCGAACTGGCCGCCGCTGGTGCAGGTGCTGCGCATCAACAACGGAACTCCGTCAGGTGGGCTGTACGATTGCACGGTCGAACGCAACGACTCGCCGACGGCGCCGACGTGGACAACACGGGAATCGATCTACGGTATTGACCTGGCGTCCGCTGCATCGCTCACAGCCAACGACCGCTACTTGGGGCGGCTGCTTTCGTTCAGCGGCACGCGGCCCGTCTATGCGTTCCGCAGCGCGACGGGCGGCGGTGGAGGCGGCACGCCGGCCGGCTCCAACACCGAGTTGCAATACAACAACGCCGGGGCATTCGGCGGCGCCACCAATGTCACGTTTACTGCAGCTGGCCAGCTAACGCACACAATCGCCGGCCTCGGGACCGGGACAAACGCAGCCGTCATTGTCACCAACACCACGGCGGCGGCGGCCGGAGCACAGCAATACTCGCCTGGCATCCGGCTAACAGGTCAGGGCTGGAAAACGGCGGCCACGGCCGCGAGCCAGGCGGTAGATTGGCTTGTCCAGAATTTCCCCGTCCAAGGCAGTTCGGCGCCAACTAGCGTGTTGACATTCCTTGTGCAGATTAACGGCGGCGGTTACTCCACCAAATTTGAAATGACCAGCGCAGGCAAGCTGGTTTGTTCCCAGGTTGCGGCCACGAGCGTTGACGCCACATCCTTCACCATCGGCAGCGCCAGCATCAACACGGCGGGGACGCTATCGAACGTGGCGTATTTGAATCAGGCTAACAATTTTTCGGCCAATCAGACCGCGCCGAATATGACCGTCACCAGCACGCTATCCGTGGGGGCGACGATAAACGCCTCTACCGCCGCACTGACAATTAACAGCGTGCAATTGACCAGCGGGACGCCTGGGGCTGTGTTTTTCACGGGCGCCAGCAATGACTTGATCAGCGACTCCAACCTGTTTTGGGACAACGCCAACAATCGTCTTGGCATCGGCACCAGCACGCCAGGCTATTACCAGCACCTCTATAGCACAGACAATGGCGTTGACGCCTACTTCGTCCTTGAGACCACGGCGAACAGCTCAACGCTTGGGATTTACAACAGTGGTACCGGCGGCCGCAATTACGAACTCCAGTCCAGCAACGATGGCAA